TCACCACCGATATAGACTACGGCATTATCTTTATGTTTTTTTACTTCTTCGTATGTACGCTCAAAGACTTCTTCATATTCTTTATGTCGCTTTAGATTTCTGATTTGAATATCAGATATATGATGAATGTGCTTTAATTTACGAAAAGGTACTTTTACAACATTTTCTTTAATCAAGTATTATCCTTTATGAATTTTTTGACTTTATTAATTTTGCTATTTGGTACTATTATATCCCAAGATGTTTCTTCGGATAAACTGCCACTTTCATAATAAATAGTGACAGAATTTCCCAAATCAAATTTTTTCTTTGTCTGTTCAAAAAGCTCGACATCAGTAATGTGGATTTTCCATTCCTCATCATTAAATTTCCATATATTTTTTTGTTTTGCCATGTAGTTTCATCCTCATCAAATCAGAGAAAGAAGTTTGTTCGGTTTCTTTTATAAGATTAATAACTTTTTTAAATCCCATATCAGAAGGATCTTCCTCTGAAAGATTAACGTAATAAACATTGATACCATTCTTCATCAGATTATCTGTCATTTTTATAGAATCTGAAATAGCATCACTATCTAATAATATATATATCTGTTTAACTTGTTTTTCGTATATTTTTTTCATTAATGATTTTGGTATGGTTTTACCAAAAAGAGGGATAGCGTTTCTTCTGATTGCTATAGCATCAAATACTCCCTCACATAATACAATCGGTTCATTCCAATTAATAAATAAATCAAACCCTATAACATCTTTAGATACAGGTGGATTCTTATATTTAAAGCCGCCACCATAGATATCTCTACCAACAAAGTAATTTAAATCTCCATCTGAACTGTAAGATGGTATGATTATCCTATTAGCATATAAACCTTCCTCACAATAACCCATACCATATCTTATGATATCAATTATTTTAATGCCTCTACTATTTAGATAAGCCATAGCATGTTTTTTTATAATACTAACATCATCTTTCCAAAGTGGTTTAAATTCATTCGGCAATCTTACTATATCTTTTTGCTTGCTTTTCTCATATTTTGATGATAGTGATTTGGGCTTTCCTACTATGTCTGATAGCTCATCGAATTGTTCTCTACTAGCTTTTAACTTCTTAAATAACTGAAATAGATTGTGGCCACCTTGATTGGATACCCAACAATGCCATTTCTGAGTTTGTGTGTTTATTTGGAGTTTAGGTTTGTGATGTGATATGAATGGTGACCAAAACATATACTCATTTGATTTTTTGAGTCTTCTACCGTGATTTCCTACAACTCTATTGAGAAGATTTATTATTTTCATTTATTAGTTCTATAAATTTTTCTATATTAATAACTGCGTATGTTTTAGTTCTGTTTCTTTTAAATATCAAGACAGGATCGTAATCACCACTATTTGTTTCTGCTTGTTCTAATGATGACCATATGTTTAATGCTTCTTGATTCTTACATTCGAATGAATAAGGGATTAGTTTTCGAGCCGCTGGAGATAATTTAATGTCTTCTCCTGATTCACCCATAATAGCTGATTTAATATCATCGGGCTCTAATTGATTAAATGTTTCTAGTAAAAGATCTCTTACGTTGTTCTGAAGTCTTTTACCTTTGTTTTTGGCACTTCTTGATTTCATATATTTAAAACTTATTTAATAGCTTAATAGCTTATTAGTTAATTGCTTATTGCTTATTAGTTAATATTTAATTAAAGTTTATAAAAAACAGGGCAAAGATTTCTTATTAAAAAACCTAATAGAATTTTTTAAAACCTAATTGTATGTTAACATAGTAATATATATACAGGAAAAAAGTATTATACGAATTTATTTACAACCATTTTGATAATTCTTTTTTAGCAAACTTTTCTGCTTTCTCTTCCCACTTATTATCATCGTGAGGATCTAATCCATCATACTGTGCCATCGTTCCAGCTTGTGTGTATTTTTTTATATACTTTCTGACTCCTAATCTTTTAGCATCAAGTGCATGTCCTATTTCGTGTAGTATAGTCATCAGAAACTCTTTTACATTTGGGTAAGACCTTCTTAGAGTTACAGTATCAGTTTCAGGTACATACTCTCCCATATCTTTTCCACTACCAAACTTTACCTTAGATTTTAGTCCATATTGTTTTACCAAGGTTGTTGCTAAATCTAAGTAATCTATTCTTTCCAGTAATAAGTTATTCATAACCTTTTTATATCTTGAGTCGTTTAGTTTTTCAGTATTTTGTGTCTCAAAGTCTTTATCAGCTATCCAATTTTCCCAACTATCAAAATGTGCTTCAAAGTCTTTGTTTATCTGAGATACATAAGCAGTCTTGATTACAGCATAATCCTCTTCTTCACCTTTACCGTATATGTAGTCAGCTTTAGGAAATTTAACCTGCTTGTAACCACCTCTATCAAACCAAGGTTCAGGTTTTCCAGCTAATCCACCCAATACTCTTTCTTTATCACCTCTGATAAAACCTGTATCTGGTTCTCCATCATCAGCACCGTATCCACCTACGTTAGATGTTACTTCCATTATTTTCTTAAACTTACTCATTATACATCAAACCTTACATTTATAGCTAAAGCTAATTCTTTGTCATTTTTTACAGGATTAGAAAGTTGTCCTACAGCAATAAGTTCATTAAAATCATTATATAAACCAACTTTAGTAATATAAGGCTGAAACTCTGAATGTGTTACAAAATTGTTATATGTATTAGCTGCTTCGTATCTGTGTTTATAAGATCCAGATTTAGCAATGGCATGACCAGGTGGAAATAACCTCCAACTATCAGAACCGGAAACGCTAATACTACCACTTCTTTCTTTTGTTACTGAAATGTTATTAGTACCATTCATTTCACCCTCGCCGATTAAGCATGTGTATGAATGTTCTCTGATAGTGATTTGTGATTTATATTTTAAACTATACCCATCAGTACCTGTCTTCGTTCCTATATCTACGAATCTTGAACCTGTATTTGTAAATACTAAAACTCCTTGTTCATAGAAAACATTACCGACAAAACTTCCTGTTGATTTTGTAATAGCCGAATCGGCAAATCCACCTGAAGCAAATGTAGCAAAACTTGATGAAAAAGCGTTATCATAGAGGTTACCATTTCCATCGTCTTTTATTGTTAAAGTTGAAGCTCCACTATCGTCTGTAAGGGTTACAGATTTTGGTTTAATTCTTTCTCCGTACAAATCTTTAGATACTGAAATTATAGAAGCTGATGGTTGTAACAATCTATATTGTTTACCATTGTTTTGTCCAAAATTATTGAAATTATTTTCTGTATCACGATAGTACATTTGGTTAATCATAAACCAACTTGGCATTTGATAGAAACTAGCAGAATCGAAAGTTGTTTTAGTTGCTGTATTAGGATTAAAATTATGTACGCTTGAACTAATAGCTCTAAAACCATAAACACCACTACCACTATCTGTATTGGTTACAGTAAACTCTTTATAAGCCTTAAAAGGTGTTATATTGATGTCTCTTGGGTCGAGTCTTTTAAACATGACCTATATCTCCCAAGTTTAGAAATCTAGCTTAACTTTGATAATAGCTTCTTTCGAATACGATTTCTCTAATGGTTTACTTAACTTAGCAATAGCCAGTAGTTCATTATTATCATTATACAATCCTACCTGTGTCACAAAGGTTTTAGGATTCTTAAAAAATGTAGAAACCGTAAAATCCCCATTTGAACCAGAAGTAAAAGTTGGATTAGCACTAAAGTTAAACTCCTTGTTAGGAACTCTACAAAAATAATGTTGTGAAGTTATTACTTCTTCTCTACGAGCTTGAAAATAACTAGCAACTTTTATATCTTCGTAAAATTCAACCACATTACCACCAGCAGTATTAGAAGTAACATCAGTACTTAAAGAAGCAGACGCATTTAATGCGGGTCCGTTAAATATTAGAATACCTAAATCGGGATAAAATAATCCATAAGCACCATTACCTTGTGCAGCAGCTGTCTTATTTGTACTAGTAACACCACCACTTATCGAACCACTAACGATGTTAAATACCCTACCACCTTGATTTACTGTAGGATTGGTTGTTGCTCCACTGTCATCAATAAACTTATATTTCTTTTGTGGGTAACCACTTCCGCTAATATGTATTTCCCAATTGCCTGGATCCATCTTTTCACGAAGTTGTTGTCTAGCTATTGATATAGCGTAAACATAATCAGGAGTTATATTAGCACCACTACCAGCAAAAGTAAATTTTTCTTCGTTTGGTCCTAATAGTGTATTTGTTAGTTGTCTGTATATAGCAGCTGATGCTCTGTTACCATCAACACCAACAGCACCTAATGAACCACTACCATTGAAGTGTCCGTAAGCTACAGAAAATTGTGGTTTAGCTGTTGAGTCTGATTGTGGATTAGCTGAATAAACATCTAAGTAGTAATCACCTGATGAACCAGACTGAGTTGATGATGTAAAAAATGAGGTTATACTACCAGCCCCATCAGCCCACATTCCTGAAGATACTGTGTCTTTGACATTGGTTACTACATCACTTGAAACTAAACTATTTTCAGGTTGTATATTAAAATCTTTATAAATTGCCATTGTTTACTCCTACTTAGCCTGTAACGGAAGATACTGTTACTTTGTTTGTGATTGTTATGGAAGTCGTAGCACCTGTATCGTTACCAATTATAGTTAATTGAGTTGCTTTTTGTACATTTACAGGAGAACCCACTCCGATGTTTACAGAACTAGCAACTAAAGTCTTACTGTTAGGAGCATCATCTTCACCTAAGAAGAAAGGTGTGGTAGCACCAACTCCACCACCAGCTCCTTCATTCACATTCATTGAAGCAACCGATTGGTCGTGTAATATAAAAGTGTATGAACTATCAGCTACATTAGCAGTAATGGCTGATATTATTTGAGCAGGTTGACTTAATCCTGCACTAGCATTAAATGTAATCGAACCTACTGACGCAGTTATGATTGGCATTTTGATAGTATTCTTTGGAAGAGTTATAAGTTTATATCTCATCACATGATTTTCATCAGGTATTGCTTCTAAGAGTGGCATATTCTCAATTACTTTTCCAAAGGAATCACTTCCGTTTGGATGTGTAACATCAAATAGATTATAATCTACTTCGTCATCTGCTAATGCAAACTTTGTAATGTTAAATGCTTCTGTACCTTGTGCTAGTAACTCACGACCCTTTTTTGTCAAAATAGCGTCTACAGTTACGGTAGTATTATTAAGAAATCCCATAATTTACTCCTAATTATATTTTTTTTAAATTTTGTATAATGTGATTCATATATAAATATCACAATATTAAATTTTTGTTATTATTTTTCTAATTCTTCATGTGTTTCTAGGTTACCCATAAATTCAACCTTGTCTATTGTCTTTCCAAACGGATCGTTTTCCATTATCAGCTTTCCACTCTTTATTTCTTTTTCGATGTTTTTAATCCTTATCACTTTCTTTCTGTCTTGGTCTGTCTCTACTCTCTTATTCTCACCCTTTAAACCTCTTTTCTTTTTTTTCTTCTTAATTCTACCCTCTTCAAATGTTTGTGTCAATACTATTTCATCGTTACCAACGCTCTCTTTGAAATCTGGAATTATACCATCGCCTGTGTTAAGAGTTGATTCACCTTCTTCTGTTGTAACTAACTTGGTTGGTGCTGATATAATCACTTCGATTACAGGCTTGCCATCTATAGTTGTTTTATTATTATTCTTTACGCCTTCATAAAATGAATTTCTAAGACCTTGAAATAGATGACTGAAATTATCTAAATCTGTATTTTCAAAAGAAGATGAATTTTCATTCTCTATTAGAGCATTAGCTGCTGAAGTGTAAAAATTGTTAGTTTTTTGATTGACTCTGTAAATTCTTGAGCCACTAATAATATCTTGTTGTCCACCCTTAACACCATCAAGAGTGTCACCAAATGACATTGTTACATTGGAGTATTTCCCTTCGCCTAATCTTTGCCAGATACTTCTATCGATAAAAGAATCCCTTGCTTCAGAACCACTAGCTTCTTTTAGTAAATTAGTACCACTAGAAGAAACAACAGAAGATCCGGTCTCATAACTGTATATATTAATTTTACCTGTGTATGCATCATAGTTTGTTATTGAAGAACCATGATTGTAAGAACCAGTTATAACCATTACTTCTTTAGTAACATCTATAGAAGCACTATAGAATTTGTTTTCAACAATCGGTTTTTTACCAACAACTACTTTTGGCCTCTCAAAAATATTTGGTTCTATTAGTAAACCAATATCAGGTTTAGCTCTAGCAGGAATCATTTTTCTTAACTGAGGATATAGTGATTGGTCATAGTATTTGATTAATCTTATATAATCCCAAAAACTATTTGGAGCAGTATATTTTTTCCAATAATTATCAGCTACATAATTCAAACCACGATAAGATAGTTCTGTTTTATCTCGTGGATCTCCTAAAAAGTTTTCAAAGTTTAAATCCCCAACAGAATTTATTATATCATTATTAATAACATCAGTTGGTGCAAACCATATACCAACTTTGTTAGAATCATTGGGTGCAGAATCGTATACGCTTTTTGTAGCTCTTCTGCTCGGATTTAGTGTCTGGCCATTTTTTATTGGATTGTCTTCTATTCTAACTTTGTTTGTACTTCTTCTCAATGCACCAATACTTGGTATATGAGTTTTCTGTTCATCAACAACACTTCTAAAAAAGTTTCCTGTAAAACCAGCATGTGAACCTGATAATGTTGTAGTCTGATTTGAACTAACATCCCTTATACCTTCAGTATCAGAAGCTAAACTTTTGTTATCATCAAATGAGTATCTTAGAACTAAATTTTCATAAGAAGATGATACAGTATTACCATTGTAAGCTTTTGGATTAGCTATATGATTTTTAAATGAAGATGTATTTAACGTTTCTGTCCATTGACGATACTCCATAATAGAACCACTAAATTGTGCACCAACAGTTGCTAAACTACCACTGCCACCAATATAAATATCACCACTACCTGTCCAAGCATTACTGAATGAGGATGAAGCAACTTGTGAGATATCCATAGTAGATGTACTATAAAGATGTATCTTACTTCTACTAGCATCATACTTACCAACATTTAGTTGATAAGATTGTGATATATTTACATTATCACTACCTGAAGTTCTAGCAACCATAACAGAGTAGAAATCACCATCATATACTGGTAAAGCAGAAGATGTTATCTCTTTATACTCTCCTTGGTCAATACCAACTTTTGAGCCAGACATTATAAAAGAAACACAACCATAGTTGTCCGAAGAACCGTTGTCTTTTAGTCTAATAAAAAAGTCTTGGTTGTTACCATCTTGTTTTTCTACAAGTATTTGATTAGAACCGGTAGCTGCTCTAAACCTAAACTCTATCGTATCCGGTTTTCTAGCAGAAGAACCATCGTTAGCCCAAGCAGTCTTAACTGACTGTCCACCTCTAAAGTCTAATGCTTTTGTAAATTTTCTTGTTATCTCAAATTGAGGAGTTTTGTTGTCAGGTACATTTGGCCCACCATATTCTTTGACTCTTAAAATAGTTGATGGGATACCATAAATATTTATCAATCCTTTTAGAGCTCTAACAGTACCTTTGTTTTTTAGGAAGAAAGGCATGTTATTTACTATTCTACCCCATATCTCTCTTGATATATCCCTCTCAGAAATATTTGAATAATCCGAAACTGCTGAGCCTGTTACTTGCTTTCCTAACGCAAATTTTGGTAAATCTATTAAATCCTTTCCATCGTTTAGATTCCAACCCAATGAATTAGCAATACTGTATATTAAATCTTTAGATAAGCCTTCATCTAACTTATCTCTCCTATCGTAAGTATGCGATAAAGCATTTATGTATTCCCAAATGTGGTCAAAATGTTGTCCTATCATATCAGTAAAAGTTAGATATGTTTGATTATTCGTATCAAATTTTATATGTTCTGGCAACAAGTTACTTAGCTTATCATTACTTTCAGTATCATATACAGACGCAGAATTTATAGTATTAGTAAACCAAGTACTAGCTTGTGAAGATGTAGTGTGTGCTAAAACGTAAGAATTAAGAGGTGTGCCATCTCCACCTGTTTTAGGCCATGCATTATCAAAAAACTCTCCCAAAGAACTGGTAACATATGAGGAACTTTCAAAATACATATACTTTTCAAAATCATCTAAGTTGTTTTTTGTTTCTAATATTTTACTATGGTAAACTTTTAAATCATTTGCAGAACCACTAACACCAACATATGAAGCACTACTTATTTTATAACTTTCTATGTTTTCTAATTTTAATTTAAAGTTTCTAATCCTTTTTTCTGCAGAACTAAAATTTACAAAATTTTCGAATTGAGAATAATCTGTATTTACTTCTACACTACTTAAACTCTGACTTATAAATTCATTTTTTAATTCTGATGCTACAGATGCATCTGATGTTAAAATTTCGTCCTCACTTTTGTATTGTGTATCTCTTTTCTGTACAGGACTTTCTGCATTTTTTAAATCAGGAGATTTTAAAACCAAACGAGGTTCTTCTTCAGGTATAAAATCAATTATGTTTATAGATTCTTCTAATGGGTCTGTCATTTCTTTTACTACAACACACTCATCAAACTCTTGAAAGTCGGATGGTAATGGTTCGTAAAGTTTAAAAACTACAGAATTAGGATACTCCGTAACGTTTATTAAATCTTGCTTAAAGTTTACAGTTAAAAATAAGTTATTATCAAATTTTAAATAAGTTCTTAAATCTTTTGGATTAAAATTTAAATAAGAAATAGAGAAGTTTTCAAATGTACCAGGATTTTCTACATCATAAATATCTGTTGTAGACTCATCTTGATCGTCTACACCAACTTCTAATGCTTTTTGTTTAAAAGACTTATTAACCTCAATCACCAATCCATCCGAACTAACTGAATTTATTTGTGCTACATAAGGTCTGGATACAGGAATAGTTTCTGATTGTTCTGTAAACGTAAAATCCATAAATACATTATCTACCCAAACAACACCTTGAGTTAAATTACCAGTTGATTGTCCATCACCATTCAGGTATAAAAACCATTTTTGGTCTAACTGCCAACCAAAAGGAATCTCAATACTAGCCTCCAATGTTTCCCATTCGTTACTATTAGCCGGTGATACAACAGTTGTTGTGAACTCTGGTGTGATATAACTATATCTTGGTGGTGTAAGTGAATTATCCAACCACTCACTACCATTCCATTTCCAAGCTTGTTGTAGACTTAGAGCACCTATTTGAGTTGGGTTATCAGGAAATGGTAAATCAGCTAATCCATTATCATATATTGGTGTAGTTCCTGGTGTTTCCAATTCACCATCATCGTTGAAGATTCCATAGTTAGCTGCAGATGGATTTCTTACGCCATAAGTTAAATCATCTCCACTTCCATCTACCTCACCACATCTATAGAAGTTATCATTAATTGCGGTGTCTGTATCAACTCCATCTTTAGAATCACTTTTTGCTTCAATAACTCTATCACCTATTATATATCTTACCCTACCATAACCTTGATTATCACCAATTATAGCATTAGCTCCTTCAGAACCTGGAAAATTATCGCTTATCTGTTTGGGTCCATCAACTCCATTATCTTCAAAATCTCCTCCATTATCACCATCTATTAAATCGTAATATACTTCACCTATGTGAAAGTGGTATCTTAAATTTTTATCAGGATTTATTTTATAGTGAGTTTCTAATTCACCTTCATTATCTAAAATAGCTGAGTTCATTGGGCCATCGATATTTTTTGTAAAGTGTAGCAGTTGAGATTGTCTTTCTTTTATTGCGCTGTCGTTTCTACTATAGAAAAAGTATCTATTTGAATTTTCTGTTAAGTTTCCATTACTATCTCTATCACCATTGTTGTAGAATATTACAAACCAACCACCTTTGATTCCTTCATCATTACCTTCACTAACCCTATCTACACTTTGTATAAATCCAAATCTAAAAATATCATCGTAAACTGTTCTCTGATTTGCTGTACCTTCATCGAGTATAACATCTCTTGTGCCAGAAAAATAGTTATCAAATGAAAAAAGGTTCAAATTATCTATATTACTAGAACCGTGTTTTTGTTCCCAAATTAAATCTTCTTTGAATAGTAAACTAGTCTCATTAGTACCAACATTGACAGCAGTTTGCCATCCTTTGTTTTCTCCACGATTTCTATCTCTTTTGTAAAAAGCATCCCCATCATTTGGTAAAGTTGCTGGATGAAAATTTATAGCTTCTAATTTTCCTGATGTTCCATTTGGTGGAGTTAGGCTATTCGCTATGGTTGGATTAACAACCCAAGAACCAGCAGAGTAAGGTGGGTTTTCAGGATTTGCTGTCCATATCCAATCACCACCTTCACTTAACGTTCCGTTCTGAGTTTGGTTAGCTAAGTTTGGTCCCCAAAAATATTTGTTTCCACTTACACCATCATTTCTTATATCTGTTACCTTCCAAGCAGCAGCTCCACCCCATATAGATGTAGGTGTTCCTACAGTAGCATCAAAAGGTGTAGGAACATCTCGTCCATATTCCGTTCTAATTTGTGCCTCAGTCATCGGTGGTTTACTTTCTATAGCTAAAGCATTAGCCTCTGTGTTAGATACATATCCGGGTGGTGGACTTGTTGGTTGTGGTTCGGTTGGTCCAACATTATTTACATCAAAATATCCATCAGGTGGATTTTGTGGTTTATCTTCATTTACTAATTCATTTGGATAACTAAGTGCAATCTGTACACCTTTATCAGGAACAGAACTCTTGACATCCATTCTTACATTTACAAAATCACCTACCTTTACACCTTGTCCTTGTAGATTAGCTATCTCTTGTCTCATAGATAGCTTACGATAAACACTAGCTGGCCATTCTGCTAAATCTCTAAATACATCATTGGTGTCCGAAAACTTTATACAATTACCATTAGCTATACCTTCTCTTTGTACCCATTTAGCGTGGTAACCTATAGCAGAAGTTCCAAAGAAATCTCCATTGCTGAATTGTAGAAAACCATCGCTCCAATTACTAACTCTTATAGCATCATCATGTAGTGTAGCATCCCATTCATGTTCTCCAGCAATTTCTAAAACATTACCCAAGTTATCCGCTTCTATTTCTTCGCCTGATGGATTAAGTATCACATTTACATCTGAACGAACAGCGACATCTATTTCATCTACTTCGTAAACATCAGGTATGGAAATGCTACCACCAACCATTTGTTGTGAAAAAATAAAACCACCATCGTTTGGTGTTACTGTAAGGGTTACAGACTCATTAGAGTTACCTAAAAAGTTTATTTCAGTATTTGTATCTTGTATGGTGTAAGGTGTTTGTATGTTTACAAAATCAGATATATAAGAACTATTTATCTGTTTAGCTCTTAATCTAACTTCAGTTCTACTTGGAGATATTTCATGTATCTGATATCTTAAATCTTCTATTTTTAATTGTTCTGTGGTTGTCGGGTTATCTCTGTATTGTTCTTCAGTACCGGCATATATTACACCATCTTCTGTGATGTAAATATTGTTTGTGTTAGTATAAACATCACCAATTTTAGTATCATTCTTATCTAATGTATGAACTAAAACTGCCGACTCGTTGCCTGCCAACTTTCTTAAAAAGTTATATCTAATAGTGAATACACCACTTTCAAAACCTAACTTACGGATGTGTGAGCCAGGATAAAATTCTACATTATCATTTGAAGAGTTTATTATAAAATCAGATAAAGGTAGATTGTCATACTGAATTAGATTATTACTAGAGTCAAATATTTGAAAGTGAACAAAGTCTCTATCACCCTTACTTCCCCATTTACCATCTTCGTAAGGTTTATTACCAATAATTTGAAAATTGCTGGCATCAAGTAAATTTTTATCTCTTTCTGTTAATTTACTAGCCATTATAATTCTCTAAACCTTCTATCTAAAACCTCTTCAACAATAGTGTCGCTTTCTTTTGTTTTCAAAGTTTTTACTTTTAAATCATAAACTATTTTAGAAGATTCATCTTCTAAAAGTTCGTTTTTGTAAGGATTTTCAAAAAGTAAAATTTTATCTAAACTATCCCTTACTAAAGAACCTTGATTAGCTGAACCAGAGTAGTTAGCCTTTAACTCTAAAGTAGCTTTATTCTGTAAGTATTGTTGTTCGTCTTCTTCAGTTAGTCTTTTGTAAAAATCTAACTTCTGTAATTCCTCTTGTGTGTAAGGCATTTTTTATCTCACTACTTTAAATGTAAAATCATCGTCAAAGTGTTGTATGGTTTCCTCTGTTGTGTTACTACCACTTACAACTCTAAATTGAAATTTGTAATATCTTTCTGCTTGTAATCCATTCATCCATAAATTAAAATAATTTCCTGTTGAGTCACAACTTATTAGAGAGCCTGAACCAAATGGTACTATCACATCGTCTGTCTGACCATCTAATACTGAGTAGTAAGCGCCATCACCACCGATATTTTCCACACTACCACTCGGTAAATACTTTTGCGTTAGGTATGCTGAAGATGTGTTTGAGTAAGACTTTGTTGGGTATCTACCTCTACCACACAATCTAAACTTTACTTTAGAACTCTCCTTGTACTCAGGTCTTAAATTCTTCATATATACTTGTAAGTCTTCTAGTTCTGTAGAATCTAATGCAGATAGTGAGCCCGTACTCCATTTTGTATCAAACCATTCAACTTCTAATTTTGGTGGATATATTGTATTGGTTTGTCTTGAGAAGAATTTAAAATTACCCAATTTGTCTTGACTTCCTTCATCAGTATTTGTATCTAAATTTTCAAAACTACCACTTCTTTTTACTATAAATCCGTTATTAGGATATGTACCATCTAACCATTTGTTCATTATAGGCGTTACATCCATCCTCATATCATCAGAACCATACTTAAAAGATTGTGTAGCATAAACTTCTTCATGCCACGCTCCACCTTGCTCTTGACCTACAGAACCACTCCAAGCTGTTTTTAAAATCTGACCATCTCTATACTGCCAACTAGCTCCTTCTGTTGTAATTGGACTATCACTAAAAGTTCCTTGTCCCTCAACCCAACTTTGACTTATAGGATAGGCCCACAAAGACTGACTTGTATTCAATTCTTCAGAACCTGCATCATACATATTTAGATAGTATTTAGCGTCTGTAGATATAGTTCCGTTTACTAAAGAAGAAGATATTTCACTAATATCAAATTTAATTAATACACGAGATACTTTAATGTTACCACCAGATTGACTCATATCTTTTCTTACTTCTAATATCTCATCTAAGCCAGCATTACCACTACCACTAGCTTGATATAAAGTTGTATCTATTTCTGGAAAAACAAAATAATGCATTAGTTACCTCCCGATGAATTACCAATTACTCTACCTTCAATATCAGTATTTGGAAACTTTAATTCAAAACAACTTGGGTCTAGTGATGGATAAACAACTCCATCTTTTGTAGCACCTACCATATCGTAAGCATTTCCTGAGTAACCACTACTAACTTTAAACTTATTAGTGATGAGTACAGAATGCCCATTAGGATTATCTTCTTCAGGAGGAACAACTGCAGAAACACCATCAACCAAAGAAAGTTGATAAGCTATGTCAGCTAATACGATTGGTTGTCCTATCTGCCATTTATCAATATTAAAAAAGTCTCTGACTTTTTGTATAGCTCTCAATACAACTTCTTCTTTATTGTAACCAACCTTTGTTAGTAGATTAAATTTTATACCGATGTTTATTACAAATGCGTCCTTTATATTTACAGCATCCGTAACCATTCTAAATTGTGTTAGATAAGTTTGTATATTTTCTTTTACTGCTTGATTTACTGTAACTAATTTTTTACCTGCATCAAAACCTAAAAGATACATATTAAGAGCCAATGGATTTGCTATACGAGCATCTGCATTAGCACCTGATTTACTATCTAATTGACTATCTTGTACGACATAGGCTTTTGCTACATTACCATATTTAGGTGGTAGTGCATAAACTCTTGTAATGTAGTCTTCTTTAGTAACTGCTCTTTGTTGTGCTTGAAAGTAAGCTAAAGCATTATTTTTAACTTCTGTGATACTCTCCACACTTCTTCCACCAGCAGCTGGTTGTGGATTGTTTATAGCTATAGAAGCTCTAGTAGTACTGACAAGTGCAGCATTAAGTCCCGTTTCATCTAATTCTACATTAGCAACTTGAACACTTCTAATACTATTAGCTCTAACATTACTATTAATACCACCACCGTATCTGTATCTGATAGTTAGTTGAGTATTAGATGGAGCTTGTCCGTATGCTTTAGTTGCTAAAAAGTTTGAGGGATCAAAAGCTGTGTTTAGGTAAGTTGGTGAGCCAGGCAAAGAAGAACCAACTTCATCGGGATTTGGAACTATCTCTTCATCAGGACTATCTGATGTTCCAGCTCCAAATCTTAATTCTGTTCTATTATCTTCTCTGATAAAAGTTGTAAATCTTCTTGATGTTTTTAGAAGTTTTAGTAGATAAGGAGCTTGGTCAGCGTAAGTGTATAGCTGGTCATCATTTTTAGATGTATTATCCATATCTGTAAATACTGTATCTTGGGCTAAGTAAGGAACTTCGTACCAATCATTACCATCACTGTCTGTACAAGAAAGTATTTCTAAAACATTTTGATTTGCTAAAGCAATTCTCTTGTACTTTTCAGCTGCATTAAAAGTAAAGAACTCTGTTGCAACAGTTCCACTTGAAGCTCTTGCACCTTTTTTTAATAGGTAGGTAACAGGCACGTTAGCAGAACTTTCATAAACACTTATCGTCATCGGGTCATAAGAACTTGAAAACTTAAAGTTACAATCCTCTGTTGTTATAAAAGACACTCCTGTATCTGATTGTATCTCCATTCCAGCTTTTAAATTCATAGCATAGTTTAAATCAGGTTTAGTGCTGTAACTATCACCAGCACCACTTGATATTGCTGGAACTGTTTGAAATACATCAACATCAGTTGTAGCAGCTGAAGATAATTTTGGTTTGTATCCTAAAGACTGAGCCATATTGTAAACTGTTCTCTTCTCTTCAGCAAAAGCTAGTAGACTTTCTTTAAACTGATTGTCTACGTAATAAGAAAGTACATCACCAACGTATGAAGCCATTTCAATAAACATCATACCGGGTGACGATTCATTGAAATCATTATACTGATTTGGAAAATATATTTTAGTAAATTCTATTAAGTTATCTTTGAAAGATGTAAAATCTTTATTTAGATACCTAACTTCTTTTACTGATTTTTTACTTACTGAATATGGCATTTAATTTCTCCTATTTACCCACCACTTGATAACAAATCGTGTGGGTCTAATGCTAATGCTCCTGTATAGGTTGATAAATCTAATTCTAAATTTTCTTCTGATGTTAAATCCACATCCAATGTAAATCTTATATTCACGATAGCTCTGTTTATGTTAAGATCTGAAAATTTTGTTTCAATACTAACCACATTTATAAATGGTAAAAACTCACTCATAGCCCCTCTAATTTCTTCTTCAACTCTACTTTCTAAATCTGTGTTCTCTTGTGAGAAAGCTAGTGAAAGTAAATTTGTTCCAAATGTAGGATTACCTAACCTCTCACCTTTATTGGTAAGAAGAAGATTTTTGATATTAGATTTAGCTTGTTGTAAAGCAGTTTTAGTTCTATTAAAGAATCCTGAATTACCATATGTTAATGGCAATTCTAAACCAATAAAAGTATCTTCATTTAAATCGTTTTCAATAACACCCATTATAATTTACCATCCTTCTTCTTTAATGCGTTCATTACACCTCTATAATCTTTTGTTAAATCACCCATTACATCTTGTACTGCTTTATTTGATGTATCAACACCAGCTGCTTGTGCTGTCTGCATAGCTCCCATCTTTCTTTTCTCTTCTGCACTACCTAACGCTCCACCATAACCCATAGCCTCAGCCATTCTTGTACTATCAAAAGTCTTATTACCCATTGTTGGATACTCTTCGAACTCTTCTCCACGAGCGGTTTCATTTAGTATCTTGTTTAACGTTGGGTTTTTAGTATAACTTACTTCTTCAGGTTTAGATTTTTGAGGAACAGGCTTTGGTATTACTTCAGGTACATCATTTACATTATTAGATATAGCTTTAGCTCCTTCACTAATAAGTATCTTTCTTACCTCTTTTTGTACCTCTTGTTTAACTATTTCTCTAATTAAACCTATGATTTTTTTAGTATTCGACATGATAACTCCTATTTATTATAAATATTAAGAATTTAATTTTCTCTCTCTTTGCTCACGTAAAGCTTTCTTTTTTTCTTTTTCTTGTTTAGCTTTTTTTAATTTTAATTTAGTTTCTGAAATAAAGTTTTTAAAATTTTCTACTAGACTTGGTACTACATTCAAAACGTTTTGTGCCTCTTCTTCTTCATTCTTTACTTTTTCTATAACAAATTTTTGAGCAACTGCTACAGCAGCTGCAGCTGGATTGAGTGAAGCTGATATAGTACTTGCCTTTTCAGTAGCTTGAGCTGCTTGTCTAGCTGCTTTCAAGCTCTTTAAAACAGCACCAACTGTCTTAACAGTATCTTGAATTGTTTTTACCTGTTTTTCTGCTGTTTCTATTTGGTTAAGTACTTTCTTAATCTGTTCCCCTTGCTCCCCACCTTGTCTAGTATTATTAATAATAGTATCTACTTTTCTTTCAATATCTTCTTTTGGTAAATCAAATACACTTTGTACAACACCTTTCAATTTATCTGATATGACGCTCATAATTATTTTCCTATGCTATAATAAGTCTACGAAAGGATCATCTCCCGTAACTTCATTTGGTTCGTTTTCTGTTATGTAAACCGTATCACTTAGTATCTTTGGTAATACATTAACTCTAATCTTTTGTATTTCATTTAACATAACGTTTGATGCGTCTCCTACTTCAGCTATTCCTGTAGCACTAGAAACAGAATTAGAAAAACTTGTTAAGGATGAGAATAACTTTTCAAATAAATCTTCTAATTGATTTCCTAACACCATAGGATTAGTAGATTCTGCGTCACCCAATCTTATTTTACCACCAATAGAGTTTGTTCCTAATTCTAAATTTATTTCTTCGTTAGCTGACAAGTTTAGGTTTCTTCTAGCAAACATATGTATGTCTGTTTTTTTGGAATTAAAAACCAATCTATCAGAATTAAGTGTAATCATATCACCATCCAACACATCAGGAGTTGTTAAGGTTTGTACTGCTGGTATTAGAACATCAACCTCTTTTGCTAAACCTGATGTCATAAAAATTGAGGAACCATCAGCATTTATATTTTGTACATGTGGGTAATGTTCGTCAGCTATTGTTTGTGGTAGAACTGATTGTCTATTCGTAACCTTTACATCGGGATACAAATAAAAAGGATCACTACCAAATTTTATAGCTTGACCAAATCTACCATTAAAAACTACATCACCATATTCACTCAACAAATTTCTATTAAACTCTGTTGTTCTACTTGTAACTCTTGGGTCTGTAAGAGTATTATTAGCTAGGTTCATATTCACATGATTTTTTAAATTTAAAGGTTGGTAGTAATACATTTGACTTCCATGTTTTGCTATGTTCACAACCTCTCCTATCAAAGGGTATGCTACCATATGAGGAGATAAAGGTTTTATATAATCATCAATAACATCACCATCACTTTGACTCTCAATAAATCTAGCTCTAATTGTACCTAAGTAAGAATAGTCTGGCATTTTTCCATCACCACCAGCTATATCTTTTCTTGGTAAGCTTTTTGGGTCTAAAAAAACATCCGTTACTACAGCAGGCTCCAACTCATAGAACTCTACAGCTTCATCGATATTATCTTTTACTATTTGATAAACATCATCATAAGTTGTAAATCCACCACCATCTGTTCTTCTGTTCTTATTTTTTTTACTTTTGAAAAAAGGCATTAATTCTCAACCCTTTTAATGTCGTCTTCTATCTCATCTGAATGACTTTGTAAGTCTGTAGCCGCATCTTCTATCGCACCTAACAGTTGCTCCTTCTCAGCATCAGATAAGCCATACTCATCTTCACCTGTACCTTTACTCTCTGCGGCTATTATACGTTGTACTATAGCAGCTACCTTTACTAATTGGTCATCGTTTTTAACGTTGATTTCTAAATATTCTTTCAACATAGGGATAATCTGCACAGCAGTATCACCATCTTTTATAAAACCAACAACCTCTTTCATAAGAACTTCTAATTGAGTCTTATTTGTTTTGGTATTTTCGTATATATCTTGGAATAA